TCAGGCTGTTGACTGTGATGTCCAGGTTTCCCGGCATCATGCTGCCATCCCGATCCGAAAAGTCAGGGATGATGCGATCCACAAACATCAACTCCTGGCCAGCATCCAAGTCGAAGAGGTTGGACTCGATGTAGGCGGGCAAGGCTGCCCCATCGGCATTGTTGCCGAATTCGTGGTAGTAGAGTTTTGTGGCAGAGGACTCATAGCCAATGGCGATGGGGTAGGAGTTGATACCCTGGTCCAGCCATGCCGTCCTCACCATGGTACCCACGCTCCAAACATCCTGAAGGTAGTCGTAGATGACATAGGAATCCACCTCACCCGTGGTGGTGGGGTAGAACCAGATTACCTCGTTGTAGGATGTGTTGCTGCCACAATAGATCTTGTCAAGTTGGGATCTATCCAGGGAATCGAAGACATACCGCAGCACGTCGCAGCGCATGGGGCGGGCGGCAGCACCGTCATACATCATGAATCTTTCGTCGGCCATCCAGAAGGTTTTTCCGGCGACCTCCACCATGGCATTTTGGCCGAGGGTGCCACAGTTGGTGCCAATCAACTGAAAGCCGAAGGTGTAGGGAGGGCCAACTTGCTGCATGCTGTAGAGGTTTTCGTCAGTCCAGATGAGGATCTGGCCGCGACCACGCCGCGCCGCAATGATGCGGGATGCGCCCGACAACACCTTGTCACCGGCAGTGTTGGTTGCGGAAGCATTCCAATCCGTGATGTCTTCCTGGTTGCACCAGCGGATGTAGAGGGGGTTGACAACCGAGGTGATGGCATCGGGGCAACCGAAACAGATAAGGTGTCTGTCCTCAGGGGAAACCAGAATCTGCGTATTTTGGCTGGGAGTCGTGGAGACTGTGGTGGCGCGGGTGTTGAGGCCGCCGCTGCTATCCCAATAGTAGATTAGACCCTCGCGAGGCGAAGCTACGAGATCCTCACCCCAGTTGTCAAGACTCCAGTAGCGGAGAGGGGCCAGGGCTGTGAAGGTGGAGTTCCACCCTTGGACGCCATCCCACACGCCAGCACCCCAACCCGTATTCAATTGGTTGCTGGCGGGACCGGGGGCAATCAGGAAGAAGCCAGTGGCGACACCACCAGAGGTTGCGGAAGTGGCGGCTGCCGTGACCCCCGTGTTGATGGTGAAGGTGTTGCCATCGATGACGGTGATGGGGTATCCTCCCAAAGGCGCGGATACAGGGTAGATGTTGCCACCTACGGTTGTGGCCACGGAGGTGAAGTAGAAGTAGTTGCCTGTGGCTTGACCGTGGGAGGAGACACTCACGGTGATGGTGGTGGATCCAGCGGAGGTGGAAATCGCATTGGCCACGGATACGGAAGTATCGACGGGGGTGATGTCGTGGTAGACACCACCAAACCAGATGAAGAGGTGGGAGTTGGTGGCTGCCGCGAGGTAGACGTAGCCAGCCTGAGTAGTCCAAGTGAAGATGCTGCGACCCACACCGGGAAGAATTTTGGGGTCGTTGACACCGTTGATGTTTTGCCAGCCGCCAATCTTTTCGGGCTGGCCGAATCGGAATCGGACTTTGTCGGCGTCGTACCAGCCACCCTCACCAGCGTAGCGGGTCAACTCCTTGTTGATGCCCGGCTTCTGGCTGACGAGGGTTAGGCGCGGAGATTCAATCATCCGACTTCCTCAGCATATCCTGTATGGTTTTGGATTCGTAGATGCGGATGCCAGTCCAGACTATGGTGAAGAGGGCGGCAATTGCGGGCAGGATTCCAGCCAGAGTACCCACTACAGTAATGATGGATACGGCATCGACACCTTGCTTGATAGCTTCGTCTTTCATGGCCCACCTCAGAAAAGATCATTCCAAGTGGTGCCGTCATAGCACCGTAGTTTGTTTAGGGTGCTGTCAAAATACACGCAGCCTTTTTGGGGGGTTGTTGGAGCAGACACTCTAGGGTTGAAGATTACTTGGTCTTCTTTGAAAACTAGCAGGCCGCTGTCGCTGCTGGCATTTCCCGAATCTTTCACGGCAATCCTAAGTTCGGTAGGTGCGCTTCCCACCGAAACAGTTCCACTTACTTTTACTCTGATGGCGGCGGTATTAAGAAACGCCGATCCGTCGTACCCTGTAAAGTAGAGATTACCGAGTAGGTCTCCGGATCCGACCGCACTAGGAGAAGCATAGGATCCGCGCGCAGATCGAGACTCAATGGTGTTACCAAAAAGAGAACTTCCGTTTGTGTATGTGGTAAATATGTTCCACACGGGAGCTTCAGCGCCGGAAATTCCAAAGGAATCAATTCGAAAACCTCGCTGATTCCCTGAATTTTTGAACCACACTTCGGCTGTACCAGTGCTTGCTGCATAGGTCACAGTTGCGGTTGTCCTAATAATCCCTAGACCTCGAATATCCCCTCCGACAACTAGGCTTCCGGAAACGGAGACATTGCCGTTGAGGGTGGCGTTGTTGCTTACCGTCAAGGTGTTGATGGAGACGGCGGAAGAGAAGGTGGCCGCACCGAAAACACCCAGTGATCCGGAGACGGATACATTGCTGTCAAAGGTTGCGGTGGATTGCACGCGAAGCGTGTTGGCGATGGAAGTGGGTCCAGTGATGGTCACTGCCGACGTGAGAAAGGATGCGCCAGATACAGTAAAGGTGGAGTTTAGTGCCAGGGCACCGGCAATCGACACATTGTTGTGGATATCCACCCTACCGCCAACATCCAAATTATCTATGAAAGCTGCGGAACCACCAATGATAAATTTGGGGTAGAGGGTGCCGGATACCGAAACTACGCCATTGAAGGTTGCGGTGCTGTTGACGACGAGGGTGGAAGCTAGGGAGGTAGCACCGGAAAAGGTGACTGCGGAAGTGAAAGTGGTTGCACCCACCACGGAGACTGGACCTTGCAGGGTCACTGCGGAGGTGAAGGTGTTGGCGTTGGTGAAGGTGTTTGCGGCTGCCAGCCGGGCATAGTTGGTAAGGGAGGTGGGGAGTGTGGAGACGACGGAGGTGCCATCTGCGATGAGGAAGACCCACTCGTTGGTGGGTAGGGTGAGGCCTGTACCCGAGGAGGTGCGGAATGTGAGGGGGGATCCCGTAGCGGAGTTGCGGACCCAGTATCCTTTTTCGGCGTCGGGTACCACGATGCTGATGGCAGATGCCACGGTGCCCGCAAATTCAATGAAGGCGTTGCGACCTTCAGATGCGGAGGCATCGGCAATCGTCAAGTTGTAGGTGGCAGAGGCCGAGGTGAGGGTAATTTTGGTGTACCCTGCGATGGCCTGTTCTATCAGGTTGAGGTTGTTGTTGGTCTTGGTGCCCCAAGTGTTGGCATTTTCCCCGGAGGCTTGCAATTCGAGGCGAAGGGAGGACGAATAGGAAGAGGGCATTAGATGCCTCCTTGAAGGGTGTTGTCACCACCAGCGGGGGAATTGTTGTTGAGGTTGTCATCCTGCCGGGTACGCCGCGCCTCATTCCGAAGTTTGGCAACGGCATCCTGGTATTTGGATTCCCACAACCCAGCGGCTTGGTAGTTTTTCATGAACATGCAGGCTTCGTGCATGCACCCGTAGAAGAGGGCTTCAGGGGCATACTCTGTCAGCCAGTTTGTGGAGGTGCCCACGCTACCAATGGAGACGGGGATCTGCACGTAGGAAATTTCAATTGTGGCTGAGGTGGGGGCCGGGGCAAGAAGCAGATTCCCAAAACCCCAGCGGGCGTAGTATTTTGGGGTACCCACGCTGGTGCGATCTGGCCAATACTCTCGGAGGAATTCGTCCGTTCGCATGATTAGTTGGCTGTACCTTCCCGCCGAAACGTAGGTGACAGCCTTCAGCACCAGGGCATCCGCTGGTACTGACACCAAATAAGAGGTGGCTGTGACGGTAGTATAGACAACTAGACCATAGGTGTCAATGTCGCGGGCAAGACGCATGCGGGTCTGATCGATAAACGTGGGGATCCGCGCGGCAAATTCCGCGTCGGCATTCTCCGTGGCGTCGATGATCGAGTTGTAGAGATCCGTGTAGGTGGTAGCCATCGTTACCTCCAAGTTCCCACTTTAACATAAGATGTGGCAACTTTCCAGACCCCGTCAATGTTGAGCCACACGGTGGCCTCGTGCCAAATCCCATCTACCTTGATCCACGCTTGCGTGGGTACGGCAGGTGCGGCACTTACTGGGACGGAAGCCCCGAGAGGGGCGCCACCAAGTGGGTAGAATCCAAGCATCACGTACTCGCAAAGTGGGCGATGGCTTCTTCTTCGCTATCGAACCAGATCCACCCATCAACCGGATAGGTGTAGGAATCTTTGTGTTCTCGCCGCAACTCGTAGTTGGCGTTGAGGACAAAGTTGGGGCCGTGAAGAAGGATGCCATCCAGCTTGTAGAAGCCGGGGCCTCGATCCTCGGTAGGAATCTTTTCCGTAGTCATCCTGACACCGTCCATCCTTTGGCGGTTGCGATTGTGGGATCGTCGGCATTGGTGCCGTGGTTACCTGAAACCGTGATGGTCTGACCAGTCACCGTAGCAAGGTTGGTATAGATCTCGTTGAGGGCAGCAGCCGACAACTTGCAGTTGGCTACAGAAAACGTAAATTTGATCCCCGTAGCTTTAATCTGTGACAAGGACGCAAGAGACGTAAACGCGCTAGTGTACCCAGAAGAAGCCGTAACTCCCCCCAAATTTAATGCCGGGACACTCGCCAAAGACCGGCATTCTGCGAACATATTGCTCACAGTTGTTACAGCTGCAGTGCTAAACAATGGCACAGTTGTTAATGAGTAGCAGCCATTAAACATAACTGACATAGTTGTCACTGCTGTAGTGTTAAGTAATGGAACAGTTGTTAGTGATCGACAGCTACTAAACATAGAATTCATATTTGTTACAGATGCAGTGTTAAACAATGGAACAGTTGTTAGTGATCGACAGCTACTAAACATAGAATTCATATTTGTTACAGCTGCTGTGTTAAACAGTGGAACAGTTGTTAGTGCAGAACAGCTACTAAACATGCTACTCATATTTGTTACAGCTGCTGTGTTAAACAGTGGAACAGTTGTTAGTGCAG